GGGTTCAAGGTACAAAAGGACGCTGCCGCCTACGCCGAAAGCCTGCTGAAGTTCGTAAAGGGCATCCGCAGCGACCTGCCGAAAGACACCGACCTGCAGAACATTGTGGACGAAATCGTGGGCGAAATCGCCAGCCTTGTCTACAAATTGGAAAGGTTCAAGTGAATGGCCGCTGACCGCAGCCGCCTTGCCGCTGCCCTCGCCTACAAACAAGCCGAGGAAGAACGCCGCCGACGTATGTTGGAGTCAATCCCGACGCCGGCTGGCACAACTCCCGCCCAACCTGCCCCGCAAGCAGACTTCCGCACCAACCTAGAAAACTTGTCCATCGGGTTAGGCGAAGGGTTGACCAATCAATTAGAAGGCATCAAGGGCATCGTCACCGACCCTGTAGGCACCGCCAAAGGCGTCTACGAAGCCGGCAAAGCCGTTGTGCGCGACCCTGCCATCATCGCCAGCGCGTTACGCCAGATGGGCCAGAAAGCCATGAGCGGCCCGTTAGGCGCAGGCGAAGTCATTGGCGAAATGCTCGGCCCTCGCAAAACCGGCCCTGTCATGGCGGAACTGGACGTATACCACGGCACCCCGCACCGCTTCCCGGCTACAGAGGCCAACCCGCTCGGTGAGTTTGACGCCAGCAAGATCGGCACGGGTGAGGGGGCGCAGGCTTACGGGCATGGCGTGTACCTTGCCGAATCGCCGGGAGTGGCTGAAAGTTACAAAAAAGTGCTAACGGACAAAAAAAGCGCAGATTTATGGACGGACGAATTACGGCAGCAATTGCCTAAATCGCTCACAAAAAAAGAGTTTGAGCGATTTTCTGATTTGAATGTGAAACTATCTAAAAACGGCAATCTTTCTTCTCAAGAAATGGAAGAATGGCGAAATTTTAAGGATTTGCAACAGAAATATGATGATGCGGTTGGGCGGTTGCAGCCTCGCGGCTCGCTTTACAAAGCCGACCTACCCGACAAAATGATTGACCGTATGCTGGATTGGGATAAGCCGTTAAGCGAGCAGCCAGCGGCGGTGCGTGAAGCAATTGAAACCCGCGTGCGACATAGCAACAGCAGTCGTAAGTTTTTATCAACAAACCCGACCGGCGAACAACTGTACGATATGTTTTCGGATAGGGGCGATCACCGAAATCCGATTGAAGCGGCAGCAACGTTTAAGGAAGCGGGCATCCCCGGCATCAAATACGCCGACGCGGGCAGCCGAGGCCAAGGCGGCAGCGGCACACGCAACTTCGTCGTATTCCCCGGCGAAGAAAAGAAAGTACGCATATTGGAGCGAGACGGGCAGAAAGCGCCGCCGCAGAAGATCGCGCAGGCGTTGGAAGCAATCAAGCCAGTCAAAGCTCAAGCGAAGGCGGGCGGTGAGATTGCCGAATCAAATGGGTATTTTTATAAAGGCGGGCAATTTCTTCCGTCCACGGAAGCCGAACCCGGCAGATGGAAAATCGGGAAAAAAGTTGTCACGACCAAACAAGAAGTCATTGCGCCGGGCGAAATGGCTGTGCAACCAACTCCGTTTAGTCGTTCAATTTATCAAGCGGCATTGGGGCAAGGCGATTGGGTTACAAAAACGCCAGAAGGTTTAAAAGTGCGAGAAAACATAAAAACCAGCACTGGCGAACCAATTACGCCTGACATGAAAATAAGGCTGGGCGTTAAAGGCGTATTGGGTAAAGAAGAACTTACATTGCAAGAGTTTGTTGACGCTTACAACAAAGGGCAACGATGGTTCGATGTTCAACCAGATGCGCGTGTAGTGAGATCAAAATGAATCGTGCATTGTTAGGCGCAGTCAAAAAAGGCATTGCTGCAAAAAAAGCAGGATTGTCTGAAACTGATTGCCCTTACAAAGACAAAAGAAAGCCAAGCGGGCGGTTATCGTGGAGCCGAGCATTTCGCTACGCTTGGTTTGATGGGTATACGGGCCGTTTGACCGAATTCGACATTGAAAAATTAAACAAATAAACCCTAACTCTTTAACTATTGTTTCATTAGTGTATAAATAACTTATGGCACGCCCAAAAGGATCGCCCAACAAGGCAACCGCAGAGGCACGCGAGGCAATAGCACGCCTTGTGGACGGAAACGCCCACCGACTCAACATCTGGCTGGACGAAATCTATGAGACGAAAGGCGCAGAGGCCGCATGGCGCTGCATGATGGATGTGGTCGAGTATCACGTCCCCAAACTCGCACGCATTGAGACAACCGGCAAGGACGGCGGCCCACAAGAATGGGTGATACGGTGGGGCGAGCCGAAGTGAGGGAAGTGCTGCTGCCGTACAACCCACGGCACGCCTTCATGCCTTTCCACAACCGTCGCCAACGCTGGGCTTGTCTTGTCGCCCATCGTCGCGCAGGTAAAACAGTCGCCGCCGTCAACGACATCATCCGCGCTGCTATTACCTACCAAGGGCAGCGGGGGCTGTTCGGTTACGTCGCGCCCTACCGCTCGCAGGCCAAGGCCGTGGCATGGCAATACTTCCAAGAGTTTGCCGCGCCGATCACCGAGACGAAGAACGAGCAGGAACTGACGCTGACGTTGATGAACGGCAGCCAGATACGCCTGTTCGGCGCTGACAACGCAGATGCGATGCGCGGCCTCGGCTTTGACGGGCTGTACCTTGACGAATATGGCGACTTCCGGCCGAGCGTATTTGGGAACGTGTTGCGGCCGAGTTTGAGCGACAAGCAGGGTTGGTGTGTATTTGGCGGAACGCCCAAGGGCAAGAACGCCTTTTGGGAAATCTACGAAACAGCCCAGCGCCTACCCCATGACTGGTTTTTGCTACGCCTGCCCGCCTCTACCTCTGGCCTGCTCCCACTGGGTGAACTTGCCGCCGCTCGGGCGCAGTTAGCCGAGGATCAGTACTTACAAGAGTACGAGTGCAGTTTCGAGGCGGCCATCCAAGGCGCGTTCTTTGGCAAAGAGATGCGCGAGGCGCAGGACGAAGGCCGCATCTGCCACGTCCCGCATGACCCCGGACTGCCTGTATTCACGGCATGGGACTTGGGTTACCGCGACGATACGGCGGTGTGGTTCTACCAACTAGGGCGCGGGGAAATCCGCGTCATCGACTTCTACGCCGTAAGCGGCGAGAACATCTATGACATCGCCGCCGTGGTTACGAGCAAGCCGTATAAGTACGCTCGACACTACCTACCGCACGACGCCCGGGCCAAGAGTTTGCAGACAGGCAAGAGCATCGTGGAGCAGTTGGCTGCCCATCTGGACATCGCCAAACTGGCCGTGGTGCCCGACATCGGCGTACAAAGCGGCATCCAAGCGGTGCGGTTGATCCTGCCGCAAGTGTGGTTTGACGCAGAACGCTGCCGCGAGGGCATTGAGGCGCTACGGCAGTATCAACGCGAGTACGATGAGGATAAGAAGGCATACCGCCAGTCCCCGCGCCACGACTGGACATCACACCCTAGTGACGCTTTCCGTATGCTTGCGGTATCATACGCCGAGCAGGCTGACAAGACCCCGACTTTGGAGCCAAAGCCGCTCATGGTCGGGCCGGGCAATACAGTGACGCTCAACGATATGTGGGCAGTGCATGACCGCACGGTGAGCAGGAGGGCAAGGATATGACGGCGATTAGTCCAGTGCGCAACAACTACGTTGCAGTGGCCGCAACCTCTACGACGACGTTTGCTGCTGCGGGCGCATACATCCATAGCGTCGTGGTCAACGTCGCCAGCAACACCGAAGCGACTGTTGTAGTGAGTGACAACGGTACCGAACTGGTACGCATCCCCGCCACGCAGGCCGCTGGCGTGTATGTGATTCCGCTTGAGGTGGCGAGCAAGGGCGCAATCACCGCCACCTGCTCTGGTAACTCCAACTGCCGCGTTGTCGGCCTGTTTAGCACCTACACATGAGAAAGGCCGGCCTGTACGCAAACATCCTCGCCAAGCAGGAGCGCATCAAGGCTGGCTCTGGCGAGCGTATGCGCAAGCCCGGCGAACCGGGTGCGCCCACTGCAAAGGCGTTTCGTGAGTCTGCAAAGACGGCGAAGAAGGAAAACAAATGAGCGCAGCGTGGCAGCGTAGTGAAGGCAAAAACCCAAAGGGCGGCCTCAACGCGAAGGGCCGCGCTTCCTATAAGGCCGAGACGGGCGGCACGCTCAAGCCCCCGGTAAAGGCAGGCGACAACCCGCGCCGCGCCTCGTTCCTAGCCCGCATGGGCAATATGCCGGGGCCGATGGAGAAGGACGGTAAGCCCACGCGCCTCGCCCTCGCCCTCAAGGCATGGGGCGCTGGTAGCAAGGCAGAGGCTAAGAGCAAGGCCGCCGCCATCAGCAAGCGCAACAAGGGGAAAGACTGATGGAAGCAATGGTGCAACCGAAACTTGACCGTTACCTGCGCATCATCGGGCAGTACGACAGCGAGTTTGCAAAGTGGACGGCGCGTACCAAGAAGATCATCAAGCGGTACCGTGACGACACGCGTGGGCAGACGCTGACGGAAAGCGCCAAGTTCAACATCCTGTGGTCAAACGTGCAGACGCTGAAGCCTGCCGTGTACGCCAAACTGCCAAAAGCCGACATCAGCCGCCGCTTTGGCGACAACGACCCGGTAGGCCGCGTGGCCTCGCAGTTGATCGAACGCGCCATCGACTTTGAAATTGAGCATTACCCCGACTACCGCGCCACGATGAACCACTGCGTTGAGGATCGGTTCCTCGGCGGCCGCGGTACGGCATGGCTGCGGTACGAGCCGCACACCTCGCCCATCGGGCTTGGCGATGATGGCGTCAGCATCACGCCGAACATTGAGCAGGGCGAAGGTGCCCCGCCGCCGATGGAGAAGATCGAATACGAGTGCGCCCCCGTGGATTACGTCCATTGGCGCGACTTTGGGCACAGCACGGCCCGAACGTGGGAGGAAGTCACCTGCGTATGGCGCTGGGTGTACATGACCCGTGAGGCGCTCGTAGAGCGTTTTGGCGAGGAAGTCGCCCGCAAGATACCGCTTGACCAAGGCCCAGAACCGCTCAACGCATACAACGAGAACAAGCGCCTATACAACCGCGCCAAGATTTGCGAGTTGTGGGACAAGGAAACCGAAAAGGTCTATTGGTTCAGCAAGGGGATGCCCGAGATCATCGACGAGCGTGACGATCCGCTCGGCGTTGAGGGCTTTTTCCCGTGCCCACGCCCGCTGTACGCGACGACGACAAGCGACACGTTGGTGCCCGTCCCCGACTTTGTGCTGTACCAAGATCAGGCGATGGAGTTGGACATTTTGTCTGACCGCATTGACGGCCTTGTGAAGTCGCTGCGTGTGCGTGGCGTGTACGACGCCAGCCAGCCGGCACTGCAACGCTTGATGACCGAGGGTGACAACAATGCGCTTATTCCAGTCGATAAGTGGATGGCTTTCAGCGAAAAGGGCGGCCTTAAAGGCAGCATTGACCTTCTCCCGCTCGACACGCTCGCCAACGCCCTCCTCAACTGCTACCGCGCCCGCGAGGACATCAAGAGCCAAATCTACGAAATCACGGGCATCAGCGACATCATCCGAGGTGCGTCGTATGCCAGCGAAACCGCGACCGCGCAGCAGATCAAAGGACAGTACGCCGGACTAAGGCTGCGGTCGATGCAAGAGGATGTTGCCCTCTTTGCGTCGGAACTGATCCGACTGAAGGCGCAGGTGATGTGCACCAAGTACCAGCCTGAAACCATCCTTGCCTACGCCGCCGCCCAGCAGATGACGCCGGCCGACCAGCAACTGATACCGCAAGCGTTGGAACTGCTCCGCGACAAGCCGCTGCGTAACTTCCGCGTGGACATTGCTGCCGACAGCCTTGTGATGCTGGACGAGAACCAGAACAAACAAGACCGTATGCAATTCCTGCAAGCGTTTGGCGGGTTCCTTGCCCAAGCGTTGCCGGTCGGTCAGGCCAGCCCGCAGATGGTGCCCATGATGATGGAATTGCTGCGCTTTGGTATGCAGGCGTTTAAGGCTGCACGCCCGATTGAAGGCCAGATCGACGCCACGCTGCAGCAACTGCAGCAGGCAGCCCAGCAGCAGCAGCCGAACGAGGAAGCGCAGGGCAAGCAGGCCGAACTGCAGCAGAAAGGACAGGTTGAGCAGAGCCGTATGCAGATGGAGGCCGCGCTACAGCAGGCCAAACTGCAACAGCAGATGCAGATGGAACAACTCAAAAACCAGACGAAACTGCAGATGGAGCAGCAAAAGCAGCAGTTTGAGGCGCAACTGGAGGCTATGCGGCTGCAAAGCGATCAGGCCGCCGCCAAGTACAAAGCCGACATGGACGCCCAGACGCGGCTCATCATTGCGCAGATGAACAAGGCCACGGTGCCGTTGAGCCAATGAAGCGAACCTACGTTCTAGTTGACGGCGAGTTTGTGGAGCGCAAAAAGGACTCCAAGGGCCGCTATCACTACGTCATGCCCGACATCCAGCCATATCGGTCGATGATTGACGGCAAGATGGTCACCAGCCGATCCGAACACCGACGCCACCTCAAGGCCAACAATTGCATTGAGGTAGGCAACGACGACCCCGCCAAGCACATTGCCAAACCACAGGTGGATAACAGCCGCCTTGAGCGCATTAAGTATGAGGTCAACAATCGCCTCACTAACGCTCAAGCAGACGCAATTATCCGCAAACTGCGGGAACACGCCAATTTCACCAATCCCCACAGGAGAGGATAAATGGACGACAACAACACCGCAGTAAACGTAGAACGCACCGAGCAACCCGAGGTTGACCGTCGTGCAATCTTGGAGCAGGGCTTTGAGGCAGCCGAAAAGGGCGAACCGATAGAGGCCACAGGCCGTGACGAGCAGGGGCGCTTCGCTCCAAAGGTAGAGGAGCCGCCGCAAGAGGCAGAACCGCCCGTATGGCGTCGCCCGCCCGCGTCGTGGCGCAAGGATTACCACGAGGTTTGGCAGAAAGCCGACCCGAAGATGCAGGAATATGCATGGCAGCGCGAAGAACAGATGCGTGCTGGCGTGGAACCGCTGCTTGCGAAGGCACAATTTGCCGACACGATGCAGCAGGCTATTGAGCCGTACCTGCCAACCATTCAAGGCATGGGGTTGACGCCAGAAAAAGCGGTGTCGGCGTTGATGCAGGCCGATTACACGCTGCGCACTGCCCCGCCGCAGCAGAAAATGCAGTTGTTTGCGCAGTTGGCGCAGTCCTATGGCATCAATCTGAATGCAATGGGTGCAAATCCGCAGGCTGCCCCGCAAAACAGCGTCGATCCGCTGGTGTGGCAGTTGCATGGCATCAATCTGAATGCAATGGGCGCAAATCCGCAGGCTGCCCCGCAAAACAGCGTTGATCCGCTGGTGTGGCAGTTGCAAAACGAACTCAACAACGTCCGTGGCGAGGTCATGGGCTGGAAACAGCAGCAGGAAATGCAGCAAAACCAGCAGTTGTTGGGCGAAATTAACCAGTTTTCGTTAAAAGCAGATCATTTTGAAGAAGCCCGGCCAACCATGATCCAACTCCTACAGAGTGGCATGGCAGAAACGTTGGAAGAGGCTTACGACAAGGCGATCCGTCTCAACCCTGACCTGTTTGAGCAGGTGAGCAAGGCCCAACAGGCCGAGCAAGCCGCAAAACAGGCCAAGGAGTACAACCGGGCAGCGAAAGCGGCCCGTGCAGCAGCGGTGAGTGTCAGAAGCGCAACACCAAGCGCCAACACGGCTCCCAAGGCAGCAAACCGTCGCGCACTCTTGGAGGAGGCTTTCTCCGAAACAGAGACGCGTTTGTAATCAACTGATATAGGAGTATCAAAATGGCATTTGCCAATTCCAGTATCAGCGACATCATTGCTACCACAATCCAGAGCCGTAGCGGTGAGTTGGCTGATAACGTGACCAACAACAATGCGTTGTTGCGTCGTCTCAAGGAGCGCGGGAACGTTAAGACGTTCTCGGGCGGTAACGTCATCCTTCAGGAGTTGATGTATACCGATCCGACCACCAACAACACCAACTCGTACAGCGGCTACGAAGTGCTGAATGTTGGACAGAACAGCCCGATTTCGTCGGCGCAGTTCTCCATCACGCAGTACGCTTCTGCCGTGACCATTTCGGGTCTGGAAATGATCCAGAACTCGGGCAAGGAGGCGATCATCGACCTTCTTGACGGTCGCATGGAAGTGGCCGAGGCGCAGTTGGCGAACCGCATCAGCGGTGACCTGTACGGTGACGGCACCGGCAACGCGGGCAAGAACCTCACGGGCCTTGCTGCGGCTGTGCCGGATGACCCGACTGTGGGCACCTACGGCGGCATCAACCGCGCTGTGTGGTCGTTCTGGCAGTCCAAGAAGTTCTCGGCTTCCGCTGATGGCGGTGGTGCGGGCGCTGTGTCCAGCACGACGATTCAGGGCTACATGGACGCCCTCGCGGTGCAGTTGGTTCGTGGAACCGACAAGCCTGACCTGATCGTGGCCGACAACAACTACTATCGGTTCTACCTGCAGTCGCTTCAAGCGATCCAGCGTATCACCGAGAGTGGTTCGGGCATGGCTGGCGCGGGCTTTGCCTCCCTCAAGTACTACGGCGCGGGCATGGCCTCCGACGTGGTGCTGGACGGTGGTATCGGTTCGTCCACCTACAACAGCGGTTCGGGTAACGCCAACCATATGTGGTTCCTGAACACCAAGTACCTGATGTTCCGCCCGCACAAAGATCGGAATTTCGTTCCGATTGGCGGCGAGCGTCAGGCCGTCAACCAAGACGCCATCGTGAAACTGATTGGCTGGGCCGGTAACCTTACCTGCTCGGGCAGCCAGTTCCAAGGCGTGTTGATTGCTTAAAGGGGTACACGACAATGACTGTTTCAACAAGTAATCTGATTGGCGTGTCACTCGGCTATGCCGATACGTCTGCATCGTTCAACCTCGGAACGGCCGTCAACCTTGACGATGGCGGCCAAGCGGTCTATGTGCAAGCGGCTTCCGAAATCTCGCAGTACGCTGCGGTTGCGGTTCGCTCTGACAACAAGGCCGTGATGATCACCACGACCAACGCTGCGACCACGAAGCGCATTGGCTTCGCGCAGGTGTCCATTGCCTCCGGCTCGTATGGCTGGGTGCAGACGGGCGGCGTGCCGGTCGTGAAGTTGGCTGCTTCTTGCTTGCCCAACGTGCCGCTCTTTACGACGGCGACTGCGGGCGTGCTGGATGACGCCACCGTGTCGGGCAACGGCGTCGGCCTCGTGGTCGGCATCGTGGCAACCGCCACGGCATCGGGCGCAACCGCAATCACCTGCGTGGCGGGCTACCCGCACGTTTCAGGCGCAGGCGGCGCAGTCTGATGAAGCCTCTGGAGATCACGGTGCAAGCGGCGGGCACGCCGGAGGAACTCTGTTCCAACATACGGTCTGCCCTTGCCCGTGGTCTACCAGAACTGACCCTCGCTCCCATCACGCACGATGCAACTATGGTGCTGGTGGCGAGCGGGTGGTCTATGCCGAACTACATTGACGACATCAGGGCGCACCGCGCTGCCGGCCATGTGATCGGCGCGGTCAAGGGTGCGCACGACTTCTTATGCGAAAACGGCGTGGAGCCGGATTTCTGGGTCAACCTTGACCCACGCGACCGCACCAACGGCATACAGCGTAAGAATGACCGCACGCTGTACATGGTTGCCTCGCGCTGCCCTCCCGTCACGTTTGATTTCCTGCAAGGCAAGCGCGTGATGTTGTGGCACTCGTGGGCAGAGGGGCCAGAAATGGAAGCGATGGGGCCGGGCAAACTCGCCATTGGCGGGGGCACGACCTCGGGCCTACGGGCCATCAACATTGGTTACATCTTGGGCTTCCGCAAGTTTGTGCTGTACGGGTATGACTCATGCAACAGCCCAGACGGCCGTAAACGGTTCACCGGCGAACTGCCGGGCGTCACGGTAGACATCTGGGTGGGCGGCCCGACGGGCAAGAAATTTAACGCCAACGCCGCAATGGCCCAGCAGGCCAACGAATTCCAAAAACTGTTTGAAGTGATGCCCGACCTCAAGATTGAGGTGGTTGGGCCGGGGCTGATTGCAGAGATCATGCGCTGCCGTCGGGATACGGCACAGGCAGCATAATGGCAATCCCGTCCCGTGTACT